GAATGACGTAAAACTACCAGAAAGGAGAGCAAATGACATGACACAGGAGCAGTTTGAAGCGCTTGGCATTGAAAAAAGCCTGGCAAAGAAAGCGGCAGAGGAATCGAAAAAGGAATTAGAGAACTATGTTACTAAGGAAACGTTTGATGCTACGGAGCAGAAACGTAAGCAGCTGGAAACTTCTGTCCAGGAGCGTGAGACGCAGTTAGAAGAATTAAAAGCGTCAGCGGGGGACAATGCAGCATTGAAACAGCAAATTGCAGATCTTCAGGCTCAGAACAAACAGAAGGATCTGGATAACCAGAAGGAAATGAATGATCTGAAAATGACTTATGCGATCCGTACGGCCGTTTCAGCATCAGCCCAGGACAGTGACCTGGTGGCCGGACTTGTAGACCGGAATAAGCTGATTCTTGGAGATGACGGAAAGATAACAGGGCTGGATGAGCAGGTCAAGGCATTAAAAGAAAGTAAGCCATTTCTTTTTAAAGCAGAGGATAATGGCGGAAAGAAAGGCTTTTTCCGGTTAAGTCCAAAAGATGCTGGCGGATCTGGTGGCGAAAGCCATATGAGTATGAAAGAGGCAATTGCAGCAAAACTGAACATGGGTTCAGAAGGAAAGGAGTAAATAATGGCTATTACACTTGAAGAAGCAAAAAAGAATGTGCAGGATGATCTGCAGATGGGCGTGATTGATGAGTTCCAGAAATCCAACTGGATCCTGGAACATATCCCATTTGATGATGCGGTATCCCCTACAGGAGGTGGAGCGACCCCAAGTTATTCTTATACCCGTTTAAAAACACAGCCAACAGCTGAGTTCAGAGAGATCAATAAGGAATATACACCATCTGAGGTGACCAAAGAAAGACATACGGTTGAGATCAAATTATTTGGTGGCGCTTATGAGATCGACCGTGTGATCGCAAGCATGGGTGGTATTGTAAGCGAAGTAGAATTGCAGCAGGCACAGAAAATCAAAGCAGCACAGGCTCTGTTTAACGATACCTTTATCAATGGTGACAGTGGTGTAAATACAAAGGCATTTGACGGCCTGGACAAGGCGCTGACCGGCAGCAGCACAGAATACAACAAGGGCAACACCATTGATCTGTCCACTTCCGAACTGGTTACAAATAATTTCCAGTATTTTTTAGATATGCTGGATGAGTTCCTTGGTGGATTAGACGGTACGCCTTCTTTCATTGCGGGAAATAACAAGCTGATCGCAAAGCTGAGAGCATGTGCAAGACGTGCCAGCATGTATTCTGTAACAAAGGATAATTGGGGCAATCAGGTTGAGAGTTATGGTGGTATTCCATTCATTGATATGAAGACCAAGCCAGGAACCAATGATGAAGTTATTGACATTGACAGTTCCAGTGGAGAAACTTCCCTCTATGTGGCGCGTCTTGGTATGGACGGATTGCATGCGGTTTCTTTCGCCGGTGTAGCTCCCGTGCAGACCTGGCTTCCAGATTTTACTACTGCAGGTGCGGTAAAGAAGGGCGAGGTTGAAATGAATGCAGCGATCGCATTAAAGGCATCTAAGGCTGCAGGTGTATTCCGTGGAATCAAGGTAAAATAGGAGGTGTAAGTATGAAGATTTGCAGCCCCAATAAAGAGTATACCGGCGTATCCGCCTCTGTGCCATTTTGCAATGGCATGGGGGAAACGGATGATCCGTATCTGATTGAGTGGTTTAAAAAGCATGGTTATAAAGTTGAAGAGGACAGTACAGAAGAGCCAGGCATTAAAAAACCAGTGGATGAAGAATCTGTAGATGAGGAACCGATAGAGGAAGCACCAGTAAAAACTGTTAAAAAGAAAGCGGGGCAGTGATATGGCTTATGAGCCGTATGTAACACCGGAATATTACCAGACTGAATATGAAGGCAGTGCTGTGCCAGCGGATGAGCTTAAAAAGGCTCTCCGGCAGGCCAGCCGCCACATTGATTCCTTGACTTACAACCGTATCGTAGGTCAGGGATTTTCTAACCTGACACCATTCCAGCAGGACCTGATCCGGGAAGTGGTCTGCCAGCAGGCTGATTTTGAGACAGAAAATGCAGATGAGATCAACACGGTTTTGCAGAGCTACAGCATCAACGGTGTGTCCATGCAGTTTGGTAATTCCTGGAACGTGTTTACAGATAAAGGCGTTGCCATGAAACGGGATGTATACGCTATGCTGTGCCAGACGGGCCTTTGCTGCCGTTTAGCGAGGTGAGACTATGAAATATCCATGTTTAGTACCTAAAAGGCTCTGTAAGATGCCTGTGCATGTCCACCTGGAATCGGAAGAACTGGATAATAAGGGAAGGCCGAAGTACAGCCTGGATGCAGATCTGATGTGCAACTTCCAGGATAAAGCCAAGACCATTCTGACAGCGGAAAAGAAGCTGGTGCAGATCACTGGTACAGCGCTTTTTACGGGAGACATTGCACCAGATATGCCGTCTTTAAGTGGCGGAACAGTAACGGTATTTGGTGAAGAACGCCGGATCGAGCAGGGATGCAAGAACAGGAATCCGGACGGTACGGTAAATTATTGCAGTCTGGAGGTGATCTGATGCAGGTAAAGTCAACTATAAAGCTGAACATGCCCCGTATCAGCCAACTGACCCGTGCAGCAGTAGTTGCTTTGGAGCAGACGGCGGAAGCGCTGCATACGGAAGTGGTACAGGCACAGGTCATGCCGTTTGATACTGGCAACCTGCAGAATGAAAGCACCTTCGTGGACACCAGTGAAGCTTCTAGCGGAAAAGTAAGCTTGGTATCCAGCACGCCATATGCAAGGCGGCTGTATTACCATCCGGAATATCAGTTCCAGAAGTATGAAAATCCTTTTGCAGGCGGTAAATGGCTTGAGCCATGGCTTCCGGGAGGTGTCAGCTCCGGTTTTTGCAGGGAAGCCTTTAAGAAGTTTTATAAAAAGGCAGGTGGTGTATGATGCTGCGGTTAACGGACATACAGGACTGGATCATTTCTCTTGGAATTGCAGAAGAGAGCCATGTTTATATCGGTAAGCTGGATAATAAGCAGCAGAAATCCATAGGTATTTATAACCGCAGTGGATCCGGACCACCCAATATTGCTTTAGGTGGCCTGGAATACACTACCTATGATACAAAGCAGCTCTCTCTTCTGGTCCATTGGAACAGGGACAAACCGGAAAGTGAAGAAGCTGCTTATCAACTATTTGAGAAACTTAGAAGCATATCCAGTCTGGACATAGGAGATACCCACATTAATTATCTGCGTTTAATGGTTCCTGAACCTCAGGACGTAGGAACGGATGATAATGGGGTATATGAATATGTGATCTGGCTGGATCTTATCTATCAGAGAAAGTGAGGAATGTGTAATGAGTGAAGTAGGAGGAAAAGTATATCCTGTACACAATAACGTGTTTAAATTTGGTACAAAGGGTATGGACAGCGTGGACGGCGATATGGTAATGCCTGCGGATCTGGAGAACTTTGCGCCAACCATTGACGGTACCACAGAAGAATGGTATGCCATGGACGCAGAAGGCTGGGCCAAATCTGCTATGACTGGCAAAAAACTCAGCTTTGCTTTTAAGGGAAAGCGTTCCGTAGGTGATGCCGGAAATGATTATATCGCAGGCCTTGCATGG